ATCCGAGTGACCACCCCTCGACACGTGCAGGAGCCTCATCGTGGTCCCTGGCGTGATGGTGGCAACTAACTTCGGACCCTGTGCCGAAGACACAAACACCCGGTCGCCTCCCCGTACGGGTCATAGCCCCGGCACGCACCCACCTGCGGGCCGGGCAACCCAACTTTCTGCGGGAGGTGCCCATGAACCGCATCACCGCATTCATCAAGGTGTTCATCCTCCGCCGCAAACTCTGGCTCGCCACAGTCCTCGACAACGGAGAAGCCCACTGCTTCCCCCTCGGCGATCAGATCAGACACCAACTCGACGAAGACTGCATCTGCGGACCCGGCGCAACGTCACCGACGAAGACGACGAATCCCACTGGGCATACAAACACCACTCCCTCGACGGCAGAGAAGCCCACGAACGTGAATGGGACTGGACATGACACCCGCACTGGCTGATCACCTCACAGATGAGGACAGAGCCGCTCTCGCCTCCCTCACCAGGGACGCAGTCGACAACGACGAGACATAACCACCGAGACCACCCCAGTCTCCCCGCAAGAGGCCTGGCGCCTCGATGAGGTGAACGACGATGGCCCGAGGTGTCCCGGTCAACCCGGAAACGCGCGCAGAGATCATCCGACTGTGTGACAGCGGGATGGCCCGGAACGAGATTGCCCGCCAAGTGGGTGTCTCGACGGGCGTCGTGTCTCGCATCTGCGCTGCTGCTGGGCGCGACTTCAAGCGCACCCAGGTGGAAGAAGCCACGAAGGCTCGAGCAGTCGACCTGGCCGCGGAACTCGCCACCCTCTCGGCTGGCATGGCGGCGGTTGCGAAACAGGAGTTGGACCGGGCGCGGAAGCCGTACATCGTCTACGCGTTTGGCGGGATGAGCAACGACTACTCCCAGCACGAACTGCCACTGCCGCCTGCTGAGGCTGTCCGTTCCATGCAGACCACCGCTGCGGTCGCGCACGACAAGATCGTGAAGTTCCTCGACCGGCAAGTGGATGGAGCACAGACAGTCGCTGAATCACTCCTGGACCGCATCGAAGAGGGACTGAGCAAGTTCGACGACGGGGACGACGATGATATCGCCCAGTAACGCCGGCCTGTCGAAGAAGCAGTTGCGTTCGATCGCCCGCTCCAAGCGGAAGAAGATCGCCCTGTGGATCGGGGCCGTGTCCGCCGGCAAGACGGTGTCCGCCAATATCGCGTTCTTCCTCGCCGTACACCGCACGACCGGTGCTGGTCTGATCGTGATCGTCGGCAAGACGCTGCAGACCATCGAGCGCAACATCATCGAGCCGATGCAGAACGCAGACCTGTACGGAGCTCTCGCCGGCCAGGTGCAGCACACCCGCGGTTCGAACATGGCCGTCATCCTCGGCCGCCAGGTTCACCTCGTCGGGGCGAACGACACCCGCTCGGAAGAGAAGATCCGCGGCGCCACCGTGGAACTCGCCTACGTGGATGAAGCAACCCTCCTGCCCCTCGGCTTCTGGGAGATGCTGCAAACCCGTCTCCGCGTCCCCACGTCCCGCCTGCTGGCCACCACGAACCCAGGCGCGTCACAGCACTGGTTGCGCATCAGCTGGATCCTGCTCCGCCACCTGAAAAACATGATCGTCTTCCACTTCACGATGGACGACAACCCGTCGCTCACTCCCGAGTACATCCGCGACATGAAGGCCAGCTTCACCGGCATCTTCTACCAGCGGTTCATCGAGGGGAAGTGGACCAACGCCGAGGGTGCGATCTACGACGGCTGGGACGCCGGCAAGCACGTGATCCCCTGGACGTCGCTGCCCCCGATGTACAGCCTCCTCGGTGTGGCGATGGACTTCGGAACCCAGCACCCCACCTCCATCGGGATCCTCGGTCTCGGCTACGACCGCCGCCTGTACCTCGTCGATGAACTCCGCATCGAAGTGTCTGACGACGCTGTACGCCAGTCGCCGTCGATGAAGGCGAAGACCATCGCGGACTGGTTGAAGCAGGATCACCTGCCCGAGCAGCAGGGCATGCGACCGCAACGCATCATCGCCTCCACCGACCCGGCATCCATCGCCCACACCTCCGAGCTTTACGCCTCGCAGGGCATCGCCACCGAACGGGCTGAGAACGCCGTCAGCTACGGCATCGGCCTGATCTCCTCGCTCCTCGCTCGCGAGATCGACGGCATACCCATGCTGCGTGTCACCGACAGGTGCACAGGCGTGATCAAGGAAGCCCCCGGCTACGTCTGGGATGCGAAGAAATCCGAGCACGGCGAAGACGCACCCGTGAAAGAGAACGACGACTCCATGGACATGCTCCGCTACGTCGTCGCAACCACCGAAGGTGACTGGCGCGACGAGCTCCTCACCATCGACAACCGCTTCTAACCGAGAGGGCAATCATGCCGCTGCCCGTCTCCGACTCGACCACCCAGTGGCCCCCGACCTCACTCGATGGCATCCTGCCGTCGATGGGGCAGTGGTCCGCATGGTGGACGAACTCGCTCGAGAAGCTGCAGATCGCGTACGGTGGCGGTTCCACTGGTGACACCACCGGGTTCTTCGCCTCCGACACGGGCGGGCGGAAAGTTCACTCCCTCGGCCCGATCCGCTGGTTCGTCGGCAAGCCCGCCATTCAGGGCGCGGAGAACACGAAGCTGCCGATCCCGATTGCTGCAGAGATGTGCCAGGCATCCGCCGACCTGCTGTTCTCCGACCCGATCACCGTCACCATCGGAGCACCGAAAGCGGCTGACGGTGAGTCGAAGACGGCGAACCCCACTCAGGAGCGCCTGAACGCTCTCCTCGACGACAACTTCCACTCGACCATGGCGGAAGCTGCGGAGGTGTGCGCCGCCCTCGGTGGCGTCTACCTGCGGGTCACATGGGACGACACCTTCGCCGACGGGCCGTTCTCGACCATCAAGGACGCCGACACCGCGATCCCCGAGTTCAAGTGGGGCCGCCTCGTCGCGGTCACGTTCTGGACTGTCGTGAAGCGCGCCGGCAAGGACGTCTACCGTCACCTCGAGCGCCACGAACTCGGCGCCACCGGAAACGGTGTGATCCTCCACGGCCTCTACCAGGGTGAGGACGACAAGCTCGGCACCCGCATCAGCCTCGCCGCCCTGCCGGAGACCGCTGCGATGGCCCTCCACGACGACCTGAACGTCGAAGGCAGCATCGACACTGCCACCCCCGGTCTTGCGGTCACGTACGTGCCGAACCAGACCCCGAACCGCATGTGGCGCACCGACCCGATCGGTCGTCACCTCGGACGTTCCGACCTTGACGGTGTGGAACATCTCCTCGACCAACTCGCGGAGACCATGTCGGACTGGATGCGCGCCCGCCGTGCAGCACGAGCCCGAGTGATGCTGTCGAAAGACCTCGTCAAATCTGCTGGGCCTGGCAAAGGCACTGTGGCGAACCTCGAGCAGGAAACGTACGTCAACACCGACTTCGCGGGCGGTGGTGGCCCGTCGTCGTCGCCGAAGCTCGCCGATCGCGTGCAGGTGTTGCAGCCGACGTTCGAACCTGAGCAGTACAAGGCCACCGCGGACACGATCATCGAGCAGATCCTGCAGATGGCCGGCTACTCGGTGCAGACCTTCGGTGTGAACCCGGACGGTGGCGGAGACAAGACGGCGACGGAGATCGAGTCGAAGGAACGCCGCTCGCTGATGACCCGGTCGCGGAAGATCCGCGAATGGAACCCGGCACTGGTCGAGCATCTCACGAAGCTCCTCCTTGTCGACAACCAGTTCTTCAACGGAGTGAACATCGTCACCGAGTTGACGGTGGAGTTCTCCGACGGGGTGCAGGAGTCGCAGGTGAAGCTCGGCCAGTACGTCCAGTCACTGTTCGTGTCTGAGTCGGCATCCGTCGAGGAGCGTGTCGAGATTCTGCATCCTGACTGGGATGAGGACCAGAAGAGCACCGAGGTGCTGCGCATCAAGGAGGAGTTCGCCCACGCGCTCCCCGACCCGACGATGACCCCGTTCGACGACCCGGAGAGTGACGATGGCGGAGCCGCAGCAGCCTGACTCCGCCAAGTACGCGGCCACCCTCGTGGCCCTGTACGCCCTCGCGGAACGTCAACTGCTCGCCGGCATCACCCGCATCCTGCAACGCACCCCCGCCACCTTGGAGGGGCTGCAAGCAGCGATGCCGCAGATTCGTCGTCTCGCACGGCAGGTCTCGGCACGGCTCATCTACACGTCGAATCCGCTTGCGGCGAAGATGATCGCCTCCGCGGTGGATGAGGGTGCGAAGGATGCGGTCGACGCTGTTGGGAAAGCGCTCGAGCAGGTGCCTCGTGCACAC